GCGCGGTGGCTCTGGCGGTGGCGGCAACACCTACCTCGGCGACGTCGCGATCGATGTCCAGACGGGCATGGTCACCGCGAGCAACGAGGATGCTCGCGATCTCGGCCAGAGGATCAACACCGCCGTCCAAGCGGTGCTGGTCGCCGAGTCTCGACCGGGCGGTCTCCTACGCCAAAGAGGAGCATGACGATGGCTGGTTTCGACGGAACGACTCCTTGCTGGATACCGGACGTGCCCGCCACCCGGTCGGAGAACGTGCGCGTGAGGACGGCACAGTTCGGCGACGGCTACCAGCAGCGCACGCTCGACGGCATCAACGCCGTGGACACCTCATTTTCGCTTCAGTGGGTGAACCGCAAGTCTGACGTGATCACAGCGATGGTCGATTACTGGATCGCCCGCAAAGGCGAGACCTTCAACTTCAAGGAACAGATGACCGGCAAGATGTGGCGCGTCGTCTGCGACGAGTGGCGCGTCTCTTGGGATATCCGCCGCCGCCACTTCACCGGCTTCGTCTCGACCCCGCTCTATTACGGCACGGTCACCGCTGAGTTCAAACGGCTGTACGGGGTGACGGCATGAGCACGGTCAGAACCGACAGCCAGCAACTCGCGGCCATGCAGATGGTCGAGATGTTCATCTTCGACGCGACCGCCATCGGCGGGCAGCTGTATCGCTGGCATCCGGGCCTGACAGAAACCGACAGCGCCATCGTCTGGCAGGGGCAGACCTATAACCCGATGCCGATCCAAGCGGATGGCTTCGAGATCAGTGCTGTCGGCAAGCTTCCGCGCCCGACGCTGAAGGCCGCTAACATCGGCGGTGAACTCGACGCCTATCTGCGCACCATCGGCGACGGCCTCAACGCCAAGGTGACCAGAAAGCGAACCCTGGGAAAGTATCTCGACGCGATCAACTTTCCGACCGGCAATCCTTACGCCAATCCGAACACCTACTTCCCAGACGAGATCTACTATGTCGCCCGCAAGGCGACGGCCAATCCGATCTTCGTCGAACTGGAACTGGCGGTGAAGTTCGATGTCGAGGGCGTGATGCTTCCGCGCCGACAGGTCATCGCTGGCATCTGCCAGTGGGAGTACCGCTCGGCTGAATGCTCCTATGCCGGACCTCCCGTCCAAGACATCAACGGCAACCCGACCGCCGACCCGGCAAAGGACAGGTGCCGCAAGACCATCCCGGCATGTCAGGCGCGCTTCGGCGCGAACGGCGTGCTGCGCACTTCCGCATTCCCGGCATCGCTCCTGGTGAGGCAATCATGACGTGGACACCCACGGAACAGCACATCGCAGACGCACTGAAGCATGCGGCGGCATGCGACCCGCTCGAATGTTGCGGGGTTATCGCCGATGGCGTGTTCATGCCTATCACCAACAACGCGACCGATTTCGACACCTTCGTCATGAACATGACGGAATACCTCGCCATCGCGAAGACGCATCAGATCGACGCCATCGTGCATTCGCACATCTATGCCCCGCCGATACCATCTGAAGCCGACAAGGCGATGTGCGAGGCCACCGGCAAGCCTTGGCTGATCATCAGCCATCCGAACGGCAAATGGACAGTGACGGAACCGTCCGGCTACAAGGCACCGCTCGTCGGTCGCCAGTGGGCCTATGGCGCGCACGACTGCTATGGTTGCGTGCGCGACGGCTTCGCCTTCTTCTCCGGCGTCACGATCCCAGACTTCCCGCGTGATTGGCTCTGGTGGGACAACGGCGAGAACATCATCGTCGAGCAGTTCGCCGAAGCTGGCTTCAGGGAGGTCAGTGGCGAGTGGCGGCACTGCGACGTGATCGGGATGCAAATCTGGCCCGCGAAGGTGGTGAACCATCTCGGCCTGTTCGTCCATCCCGACATCATGCTCCATCACATGTTCGGTCGCCTGTCGGCCCGCGAGGTCTATGGCGGTGTCTATGCCATGGCGACCGTTCTGCACCTTCGCCATGAAAAGTTCCTCGACGCACCGCCGCCGCTGCCAGAGGGCTATACGCCATGGGGGTGGTCATGATCGGACAGGAGCCCGTCACCATCCGCCTTCATGGCCCGCTCGGCGACAAGTACGGCGGCGAGCACCAGTTCTATATCCGCTCGCCCCGCGAAGCGATCGATGCCCTCGACGCGAACTATCCCGGCTTTCGTGGGGACTTCCTTGCGGTCGGGCACTATGCGCTCCTCGTCGATGGCGACTGGCGCAACGAGGAGAACTGCCCCGACGTCGCCAACGCGCCGATCAGCAAGGAACTGGACATCTGCCCGATCATCGAAGGGCGCTTCGATCCGGTGACGCTGATCGCGGGTGCCATCACGTCGCTGACAGGCGGGGCGATCTCCGGCGTCGCGGCGACCGTCATCGGCGGCATCATCACGCTCGGCCTGCTCACCGGCATCTCCCTACTGCTGGCTCCGAAGCAGAAGAAGGTGGATCGCGATAGCGGCAAGGATGACAACTACATGTTCTCCGGCGCTGAGAACGTGACCGAGCAGGGCGCGCCGGTTCCCCTGGTTTATGGCCGCTGCTTCGTCGGTTCCGTCGTTGTGTCTGCTGGCTTCGAAGTGGCCGAAGGCGTCGGCGGCACCACCGATGACGAGTACATCTGGCCGGTCGTCGGCGACCCGATGCTGATGTCCGAGAAAGCCCCGATCCTGACCGAAGGCCTCGCTGCGATCCGCGTCGCGGCTGAAGATGGTGAGCACGTCTCGCCGCCCTATGAGCAGCCCGATCCGTTCGCGGTCTGGCCGAAACCAAGATGGGTAGGGGAGAACGAATGAACCAACATATCACCCACTACACGATTGCGGGCGCTGGCGGCGGCAAGAAGAAGGGCGGCGGTGGCGGCACGGAAGCGCCAAACGATCTGCGCTCGCACCAGCTGGCGCGCATCATCGACCTGCTTTCCGAAGGGCCAATCGTCGGCCCGGTCAACGGCGAGAAATCGATCTTCTTCGATGGCGTGCCGATCATGTCGTCGGACGGCACGAAGAACTTCAACTCCTATTCGGTCGTCGGCAATGCCGGGATGCCAGACCAGCCGGTGCTAAAGGGGTTTGCCTCTCAGCAAGCCGAGAATGCGGTCGGCGTGAAGGTATCGAAGGCAGCACCTGTCACGCGCAATATCACCAATCCCGACGTCGAGCGGGCGCGCGTCACCGTGTCGGTGCCAGCCCTTCAGGTGGTCAACACCTCGAACGGCAACATCAAGGGCACCAAGGTCGTCTTCGACATCTTCCTTCAGGCGAACGGCGGCGGCTACCAGCTGGTGACGCGCCACGAGATCAGCGGCAAGACAAACACCCGCTACCAGCGGGCGCTGACGTTCCCGCTCACCGGCTCGCCGCCATGGAACATTCGCGTCGTGCGCGTCACCGACGACTCGACGACCACGAACCTTCAGAACGATCTCTATTGGGACAGCTATACCGAGATCATCGACGAGAAGATCAATTACACGCTGTCGGCTGTCATCGGCGTGACCATCGACGCCGAGCAGTTCAACGCGATCCCGAAGCGGACCTATGACATCGAAGGCCTGATCATCAAGGTTCCTTCGAACTACGATCCGCGCGCCAGAACCTATACCGGCGTCTGGGACGGCACCTTTAAGTCGGCGTGGACGAACAACCCGGCATGGGTGTTTTACGATCTCGTCACCAACACCCGCTACGGGCTTGGCCGGTTCATCAGCGCGGGCGAGGTCAACAAGTGGGCACTCTACCGGATCGCGCAGTGGTGCGACGAACTCGTCTCGAACGGCAACAGCGGCTCTGAGCCACGCTTCGTCTGCAACGTCGTCATCAATACGCTGTCTGAAGCCTATGACCTGTTGAACACGCTGGCCGCGACCTTCCGTGGCTCGACCTATTGGGCGGGCGGCGAGATGATCGCCATGGCCGACATGCCGTCCGACCCGGTCGCGATCTACACCAACGCCAACGTCCAAGATGGCGTGTTCAACTATCACGGCGCTGATGTGCGCTCGCGCCATAACATGGCGGTCGTCGCGTGGAACGATCCGACGAACCTCGGCGAGCAGCGCATGACGATTGTCGAGGGCGACACCGACAGCATCGCCCGGCTTGGCATCCAGAAGGTCGATATCGTCGCGGTCGGCTGCACATCGGAAAGCCAAGCGATCCGCACCGGGCGCTGGCAGATTTACACCGACACCTACGAGGGCGACACGGTCGATTTCATCGCCGGTCTCGACACCGCATGGGCGCGCCCCGGCGAGATCGTCAAGGTGGCCGACATCAACGTTGGCGGTGACCGGCGCGGTGGCCGCATTGTCGCTTCCACGACAGGCTCCATCACGCTCGACGCGCCGATCCCGCTCAAGGCGCAGACGACATACGGGATCACGTGCTACCTTCAAAGCGGGGCCATCGCGACGTCTTCCTACTTTTCGGAGACGGTGCAGAATATCACGACCATCCCGCTTAGCCCGCCGTTCGCTACCGCGCCGCTGCTCGACAGCACGTTCGTC